AGGAGCACATACGATGACACCAGAAATGAAAAAACACCTCGAAGCAGTTGTTGTTGCAATTGCGAACGAGCAATCTTCTGACGCTAAGTCTGAGTTCAGCAAGTACCTACGTCTAAAGACCCAATCGATCCTACTCGGTGAAGAACATGATGCCGACGAAGATGACGATAAGGACGATGACAAGGACGACAAAAAGCCAGCTTTCCTGAAAAAGAAAGGTGACAAAGACGACGACAAGAAAGAAGACAAAGACGACGACGATAAGGACGATAAGAAAGAAGACGACGACAAAGACGAAGACAAGTAAGGAGAATTTACTATGTCTATCAAAAGTCCAATCCTTCTAATCGAAGAACTGAAGCCTTCTGAGTGTGGCCTGCTACAAGAAGCATCGCCAGACGGTAAGTCGCTATGGTTGTCCGGTATCTTCATGCAGGCGGGAATCAAGAACAGGAACGGTCGTGTTTATCCTGTAACTGAAATCTCAACTGCAGTTGATGGTGCTAAGCAACGTATGACTGAACAGAATGGTATCATGGGTGAACTTGATCATCCTCAGTCTCTGCAAATCAACCTCGATCGTGTTTCCCACGTGATCACAGAACTCCACATGCAAGGTAACGACGCATACGGAAAAGCACGTCTGTTGAACACACCTATGGGCAACATCGCACGTGAATTGATTAACAGCAACGTTAAAGTTGGTGTATCAAGCCGTGGCGCTGGTAACGTAAATGAAGGTGGTGACGTAAGTGGTTTTCAATTCGTCACAGTCGACATCGTTGCTCAACCGTCCGCACCTGGTGCATATCCTGGTTCGATCTATGAATCACTTGAGCTTGCAAAGAATGGTCACAACATTGTCTCACTTGCTGAGGATGTTCGTAACGATCCAGCTGCTCAGAAATACCTGAAGAAAGAGATTCTAAAGTGGCTTTCTAACGGGCTTTTCACAAAAAACTAAGACGTTTTTGGAAAGCAACAGGGAAGACTAACCACTTGAAAACCAGAGGGAAATAGCACAGTAAAGACCGTGCGTCCCCGTATAACAGACTAAGCGTGATAAATAAATCATGCAAGAAACCAACTTGTTAAGGAGAACTAGTGATGGAAGAACTGCTTAAGAAACTGCTTGCTGCAGAAGTACTGACAGAGGAAACAAAGCAAGAGCTCGAAGCAGCTTTCAAGAAACACCTCGAAGGTGCTGAAGAGAAAGCTCGTGAAGAAGCTGCTGCTGGAGTGACCGCTGAACTCAACGAACAATGGATCACAGAGCGCGAAACTCTGATTGAAGCCCTCGATGAGAAAGTGTCAGAAGTTCTCACAGAAGAGCTAAAAGAACTGAAAGATGATATCGAGCGTTTCCGCGACCTCGAAGCTGAATATGCTGACAAACTCGTCGAATCAAAGGGTGAGATGGCAGACACGCTTAAGAAAGATGTGGAAATCTTGATTGAGAAACTTGACAAATTCCTCGAAATCCGTTTGACAGCAGAAGTCGACGAACTTCGTGAAGACGTTAACAAAGTCAAGAAGAATGAATTTGGTAAGAGAGTGTTTGAAGCATTTGTTGCAGAATTCCGTAAGCATTACACAGGTGAAGACTCTGTGGAAGCTAAGCTTACAGAAGCTGAACAGCGCCTCGAAGACGCACTTACATCTCTTGAAGACGCAGAGAAGAAGATTGCTAAGATCGAACGTGCGGATAAAATCCGACAAGTCCTAGCACCTGTCTCAGGTCGTACGAAAGAGGTAATGGAAGCAATTCTAAAGAATGTGGACACTCCACTTCTTGAAGAAGCATACAAGACCTATATTGGTCGCGTGGTAAAAGAAACATCACAAGAAAAAGATACAAAAAATACCTCTACCTCGGAGAAGGAAACTAAAGTACTGGCTGAAGGTGAGAAGAAGGAAGATGCAAAGCCATTGAAAGGTGGTAAAGCAGTAACAGGCGACACAACAGAAACTCTTGAAGAAGCTGCAGAGCTTAACAAGGAATCTGGAGTGAAGTCTTCAATTTCCGTCGAAGAAAAGACAAGACTTCAGCGTCTTGCTGGTCTTGTTTAAGTAACACTTTAGCCCTACTAAGGAGAAATACAAATGGAACTATTTGAAAACTGGTCTGAGGTAAAAGAAGCACTCCTCGACGGTCTCGCAGGTAACAAGAAAGAGATCGTTGGTAAGTGTTTGGAAAACCAAAAGGCTCACATCTTGGCAGAAACAGCTGCCGCAGGTGCAGTGGCAGCCCACGATATCGCTGGCTTCCGCAAAATCCTGATTCCGATGATTCGTCGTATTATCCCAGGCACGATTGCAACCGAAATCGTTGGCGTTCAGCCAATGCAAGGTCCAGTTGGTCTGGTCTACACGATGCGTTATCGTTATGGTGAAGGCGTCAACGTCCCTGGAGCAGGCACACCGGGTAACCCATGGGGTGCAAACCCAGCAGGTAACTTCGGCAACGTCAGCGCAGGCGATGAAATGTTTGGTAACAACCCAGTACTACGTCAGTTCTATTCTGGCGCAGCTGGTGCAGCAGTTGGTGACGGTGGTGCAGCACAGCCAGCCGGCGCTAGCGGTATTGCTAACGCAGCCGCAGACGAAGCTGATATCCAAGGAAATGCATCACGTGGTTCATGGCCATCAAGCCTACCATCATATGACACATCCCTCTTTGGCCCATACGGACCAGACGCAATCGGCAAGTCATACGCCGGTCGTCTATACGGTGGTTCAGGTTCCTTCATTGAAGGATCGGGTGGTCGTGTGGTCAAGCTTGAAGTCGTATCACAAGCTGTTGAAGCTGGAACACGTAAACTACAAGCAGGTTGGACAATCGAAGCAATGCAAGATCTTAAGGCACAACATGGTCTAGATCTTGAAAGCGAACTGACACAAGTTGTTTCAGCAGAAATCGTTCAGGAAATCGACTCAGAAATCCTGTCTGATCTGTTGGCACTTGCTGGAACAGTTGCAGCATTCGATTATGCAACAATCGGCCTCGGCCCACAATACCAGCCAGCGTATCTTGGCGATCGTTTCGCAAACCTCGGCATTATCGTTAATGCAGTGGCAAACGAAATCGCTCGTAAGACACGTCGCGGTCCTGGTAACTTCGTAGTCGTATCACCAATGATCGTATCGCTCCTACAGAGCGCAAGCAAGTCGGTGTTCGCACCTGCTGTTGCTGGTTCGTTCAAGGGTCCAAACAACACAATGTTGGTTGGTACACTTAACGGCACGATCAAGGTTTACAGCTACCTGTGGAACCAAGTGTCTGGTCTAGCTGGAGCAGTTGACGACGTAATTCTAGTCGGTTACAAAGGTGGCAACGGTGAAACAGATACCGGCTACTTCTACTGCCCATATATCCCACTAATGAGCTCGGGTGTTGTGATCAACCCTGTCACATTCCAGCCAGTCGTCTCCATGATGACTCGTTACGGAAAGACAGCGTTCACGCAGTCGCAGACGTCGTTGGGTAACAGCGCAGACTATTATGGAAAAATTAATGTCCAGAACTTCCAATTTGCGTAAGCAATTTGGTGGTTGTCAGACTTGACAATCCAGTAGTTGAAGAAACAAGAAAAGCCACCTTCGGGTGGCTTTTTTGTTGGGGCAATATACCATCGATCTTCGAAGGTTGGATAAATATCGTAAACGGAGAAGAGGCAATGAAACTCGACGTTGAAGTTTTTGCGATGCTCGAACTATTTGCGATAAATATCCCAACCGGAGAAAACGTATGAAACTCAAAGAGATCTTAACCGAAGAAGTTGTGTCGCCTGGTTCTTACGATCATCTTTTGATTGTTAAAGCGGTTGAGAGCTCTTTAAGAGATCCAAACCTGACTTCAGTGATGAAACATAACTATCAACGCATCTTGCGGTACCTCAAACGGTCTTTTAAGCAAAACGTTGATCAGGTAACTGATATCGAAGACCCAAACATTCGTGAGTTTGGTGAAGCTCAGAACCTCTTCAGAAGAGGTGCCTGATCAAGACTTAGATCTGTTTCTTGCCACCTGGACAAACAGAAAAACAAAGTTTCCCTTATTTTTGAACGGTATATTCCTGTGGAGTGATAAATATCGTAAACGGAGAAGAGGCAATGAAACTCGACGAGGTCCTTTCAAATTCTAATGTTCACGTTGACGAGAAAGGTAGAGAGTGGGAGATAGTAGCTCGCCATCCAGGTGATGGCTCAACACACCTACCAACATTTCTGGCGACGTGGGTCAACAGAGTCGGTTATAAGAACGTAGCACTATTTGTGCGTTTTCAAAGCGGATTGATCGATCTAACAAGTATCGACGGACCGTTCTCAACGCCTGAAATGCGAGAGGCGTGGGGCAAAGAAAACGGCTACAAGTGAAACTCAACGAAATCGTTAACGATAGTATCGTTAACGATAGCCCCTTCATTCCCAATCCGTTCCGTTCATCCCGAGAACAACGCGTGCTATTTCATGGTACTCGCGTGGAGTTCAAGTTGTTCAACCGACCAGGGCAAGGAATATATGTGACGCCAAGTGCCGCATGGGCGGAGAAACACTATGGCACAAGAGTGATCGCCTTGTATGCTAACGTGACAAGGAAATACGAACCATCAGAAGAAGAGATTGGTCTGTTTTACGATATGAACTATCCAGAGATCAAAAAACTACTGCAACGATTGTCAGCGCGCGGCTACAATT